GCCGCTAACACACCGACAAGGGCGGCGTTGAGCACCATCGTGGGCGCGCGCCGAGGCACCGCGGTTACTGCCGGGGTTCGGCGATAAATGATCGTTTTGGGCCGGTTCACGATGTCGGCGGGGTGAACATCAGATAGGAGAGCGACAGCCGCACCGCGCCGGCGGAAAACGAGCCGCCGGCCGAGGTAAGGATCAGGTTCGTCGCGCTGTAGATCGGCAGCGGCCCGATCAACCCCTCGTTGGTCGATCCGGCCGATATGCTGAGGCTGGAGCCGAAGGCGCTCGCAGATCCGGTATAGCCGACGCTGAACGAAGTCGCGCCCGTGATCGCGGTCGTGACGCGCGCCGAACACGCAAACACGAGGGCGCCGGCCGGAATTTGCGTTCCTGCGTTGACGCTGGCGCCCGAGAGCGCTGAGACGACCTGTTCGAGGATCACGAGTTGCGCCAGCGCGCCATTGGCGCTTTGCGCCAGCGTCGCGCTCGCTGGCGGACTGGTATGGTTGAGGATCACCCAACCGTTCGAGCCATTGGATTCGAGTTCGATCGAGGCATAAGCAGAGGCGATGGCGGCAGAGGTCGCGCCGTTGATCGTGTCGGATCCGGCGCGGGCGATGGTGATGGTGTCGGTCGCCGAACAAAACCCGGATTCGTCGATGATCGACAGCGTCGCGCCCGCCGGATAGGCCGAAGCGGCGGGCAGAGTGACGGTGCGCGCGGCGGTGATTGCGGAATAGGCAATCTGACGATCAGTGATCGTCGCCGTCGCGTTGACGTCGGAGATCGAGCGCGAGGTCTCCAGCGCCATCGCCCGTCCGCCCGCCGTCGCGCCGTCCTGCAACACGAGCCGCGTGTTGGTGGTGTCAACGACGAGTTCGGCCAAAGCCCCGGTGAACGCGGCGACCTGAGACACAGTTCCGTTGCGTAATTGCAGTTGCTGGGCCAATCAAGCGACTCCGGGGTTGAGGGGGGCGAGCAGGGAGTGACGAGAAGCGACTGGCGAATAGTCGGCGCCCTTCTCAATTCGCTACTCAGGCGACTCCCAAGGATAGCGAATAAATCACCGGCGCCGTGACCGAGCCGAAATTATCGGAGACTATGACCGAATCTGCGACGGAGCCGAGATTGACGGGGAAGCCCGTTTCCAGCTCGGCCCAGATCGGATTGAGGGCGCCGTTGCCCGAGGGCGTGTAGGTATAGGCAGGGCATGTGCTCAAAGATTCCAGCCCGGCGCCGAAGACGTTGAAGCTCTGGAATTTGAAGTAGAGCGCGACGCCGATATATTGCTGAAGCAAGTTATACTTTACGACAGCGCCATCGAGCCGGGCGAATTGCGCACCGCTGGAATGACTGGCGCCTGTCGTTCCGTATAGGGCCCGCGCGATGTTGGTGATGTTGTATTGATAGGCGGAGGTCAGCGTCGCGGTTTCGTAAGAGAGCAATTCATTGTCGACCAGCGCCAGCGTGGAACCGCTCTGCGCGCTGGCTTGGCTCGTGCCGGACAACGTCGCCGCGGACTCGGTGAGGTTCACCGCCAAAGTGTTCGTCGTGTCCCAGCCGCTGGCCGCTGCGAGGTTCGCGGTCAGGGGTCCTTGCCGCAGCGATTGATTGATGACGGCTATCTGCGAATAGGTGACGTCGTCGACCGACAATAGGACGTTGGCGCCGCCCCAGTTGGGATCGTTGATTCCGCTCGCGCCGCCCGAAGCGCCGACCCATACCTGCGCGACGCCGCCGGTCAGCGCCGTGGGCGGTTCGTAAATCAGCGGCGTATTGACGGGGTCGGCGGTTGCGCCCTGGTTGCCCTGATAGCCGTTCACCCCGGAATTGCCGTAAAGAACAGGCGTAGAAACGCCGACTGTCAATTCTTCGCATTCGAACGCCAGCAGACCCTTGTCGTCTTCCTCGATTGTGACGACCCGGACGGGATAGGCCGAAAGGCCTAGATTGGCGTCGGTGATCTCGACGATGTCCATCGGGTCCAGCAGGCAATATTCGGCGCTGAGTTTGAACTGGAATTTGGCGCGGACATAGAGCCCTCGTTGCAGGATCGCCTGGGCGACGATCGGGCCGACGACGATCTCGTCGCAGATTTCATGCGCGGTGATGGTGGAGCCGACGCGTGGGCCGTAAAGTTCGATCTGGCTCTGATCGCGCGCTTCGACGGGCACCGTTCCGTATTGGTTGAGGCGCGACGAGACTTCGACGCGCTGGATGTTGGGCAAAGAGAACGGGTCGGCGCGCGACACATTGACCGGATCCTTGTTGTCCTTCTCGTCGACGAAATCGAGGTCGGTCAACGAATAGATCGGCGTCAGATTGGGCGTGTAGCCGGTTGCATTGGTCGAGGTGAAGGTGATCTTCACTACTGCTCCCCGGTCGCCGGGGGCGAATATGTAGGTCCCGGCCGGGATCAGCCCCGTCGGCCCGATGGAATAGGTTCCGGTGACCGTCGGCGGTTGGGTCGCAGTGTAAGTCAGCGCCGCGCCGGTGAAGGCGTAGGTGACCCCGCCGTCAGAACCCCAGGCCGTGGACGAACAGACTTCCACTTCCGGGAAATAGGACCGGCCGCCCGCGGCTTCCGCTGGTTGCGGAACGTTCGCCTGCACCGTCTTGGCGCCGCTGCCCGAGGCGATGGCGACATCGCCATAGGGGATGAAGTTCAATTCGCCCTGCGACCAGACTGCGGCGCAATTGCAGATTTGCAGCCATCGGGTCAGGATCGAGGACGCCTGTTCCTGCGTCGACAACACGGGGCTGATGCAAACGCCTTGCGCCGCGCAATAGCTTTGCAGGGAAGAATCGCCACTCGAACCGTAGAGCGTCGTCATGGCGATCGACGCCGGGTTGAAGCCGCAGCCATACTGCGCGTTGGTGAGGAAATCGTAGATCACTTGCGCAGGGTCGGCGTCGTAGCCGTTGTAGCCGGTGCCCTTGAGGACGCCCTGGACCTCGAAATTGTGGTTGCCGATGGCTGCGCTGTCGCCGAGTTGGTAGGAGGGCGCGAAGACATAGGCGACGCCGCGATAACCGAGCGCCTGGGCGGGATAATTGGTAGTCACATACGACCAAGCAACCTGCGACGCATTGCCGTTTTCGAGCGACAGGCCGAGGTCGGACATGATGTAGATCGATTGGTCTTTCCAGATATACTGGATGCCCTCGATTTGCCCTTCGCAGAGCCCGATGATCAGATCTGCGCTGTAGCTGTAGCCATTGCCGTTGTTGCCGAACAGGCCGCCCTTGCCGCCCGGGCCGCCCAAGGTCTGGAAATTGTCGTACCAGAGCACGTTTCCGGCAAGCTTGTTCTGCCCCCAGACCACCGGGATCGGCAAAGTCGACGTGCTGGTCTGGATTTGCAGGCCGGTGTAATCGGGCTTGACGTTGGGGGAACGGAACCAGGACATGGGGTCTCCGGCGAATAGCGAATAGCGAATGACGAATAGCGAATGGCGAGTGGCGGGGGTACTATTCGCCATTCGCTATTCGCCCCTCCCCCCAATAGCTGAAGAACTTGCGCGGCTTTTCTGCCAGGTCCGGACAGCGGTGGACCTGATCCTCGACGACACGGCGCGCCGGGGCGAAGGCGTGGACGATCGCCAATGGGTCCGCGACCACGACAATGCCGCCATGGGCGAAGCAGCGGCCGATCTTGAATAGCATGATGTCGCCGGGCAGTGGCCCTGAGCCTGTCGAAGGGTCCACCTCGCGGGCGCGCGCCAGCAGGTGACCCATGTAGCGCTCCTCGTCGCGGTGCAGGAACCAGTCGCGTGTGTAGGGCCGCGGGTCGAAGTCTTCGATTAGACCAAGATCGGCGAATACGCGGATCAGGATCATCGCGCAATCGACGCCGGCGCCCTTGACGTCAGCCGCGTGGTGGTAGGGGGTCCCGAGCCAGGAACGGGCGGCGGCGACGACGAGGGAGCGGCAGTTGGCAGTCCCGTGATTTGCGAGCAAATCACTGTGCAGTGGGCCGTCGGCGACAATCGTCAAGTCAAGCATCCCGGTCGGTTTGCGATTTTGTGCAATTTCGCTGGTCCGGATTGCCCATTGCCGAAGCCCGACTGCCTTCAGTATGACACCTGCGCTGGCGGCACCCACGGAAACCCCTTGAAATTGGGCAGGTTGGCGAACCGGCTCTGGCAGGTTCCCGAAGTGTGGTCGCAGCCGTAAGCGACCGTGAAGCCGTCGCCGGTCCCCACGGGCGAGGGCAGCGGATACATCAGCGTCAGCGAGACACCGGCGATCGCGCTCTTCACAGTCGCGCGCAGGTTGGCGTTGAGGCCGTATGTCCAGATCAGCGACCCCTGTGCGTGCGCCGCCAGCGCGCCGGTCCAGTTGATCAGGGTTTGCGTCGATCCGGAGGCGACGGTTCCGCTCGCCGAATAGGTGGCCCGGACGATAGTGCATCCATTGTCGTAAAGGGTGTGGACGCAAGTCGGCGAATAGAGGTTGCGCGGCATGTCGTAGTCGAGGATCACGAGGTCGCTCGCGACCGTGATCTGCGCCGAGGTCCGGCCGACCGCGTCCACCGTTGCGACGCGGCCGTGGAACAGTATCACGCCGCCGATCACCGGTCCGCCCGGCGTTGACATGAATACGCGGTCACGTTCCACCGTCGCGGCGTCGAACGCGCCCTCGCGGATCGCGTTGAGCACCGGCGTGCCGGAAATCAAATCGGTCGGCCGCGCCGCAATGTTGATCTGTTGCTTGTCGACTTCCAGGCCGGTCGAAGCCTTGTATTTCAGCCCTTGGACCAGCGGCCCGGTCGCCGAGAAGGTCGCGCCGTTATAGACGATCGGTTGATCGAAATTCGTCCAGGTCAAAACCGTGCCCGTCGCGAGCGTAAAGGTAAAGCACTCGGCGTAGGCCAGCGGAGCATCGATCGCGGCGCGCGTGGCGTTTATGGCGGCGAGGACAGGAGAGGAGCTGGTTTTCATGGGAGTTCCGAACGAATGGCGAGTAGCGAATAGCGAATGGCGAATTGGAATTGGCGAAGGGGAGCGGACTATTCGCCATTCGCTATTCGCTACTCGCCCTAGGATCCCCTAACGCTCCGAAATTTCAAACTCTCGACCTGCCAGAGGTTTGACATGAATTGGTCGAAATCGACGCTGTCGTCTTCGAACCGGCAGAGAAAGCCGAACATGCCCGTCCAGGTCAGCGCCGCGCCGCTCGTTGGCGCAGTGGCGAATGTCACGAGGCCATTGGAAATCGAATAATTCGCCGACGAGACGACGGAGCCGTTATCCTTGATGACGGGCGCGAACGCCGAGATGCTGAAGCCGGGAAAATAAAGTGTCGTGGTCATGGTGACGGGGGCGACGATGGCCTCGACGAAGCCGCCGAGCGTGCGCGTCAGTTGAAACGAAGTCGTCGTCCCGTCGCCCATGCCGAAGCCCTGAGAAGTGACGGTAAAGTCGGTTGGATCGTAATAGACGAAGGTTCCGAACTGGCCGCCGCATTGCAGGAACAGGCCCATCAGCGCCTGCATCGATTGGGCGCCGAGCGATCCGTATTGGCCATTCGCCGTTCCGTCCAGACCGTTGAACGGCATTTCGAACTGCCAGACCGGGTTCTGGTAAGCCGCCGCGCGGACCTCGCGCCCGGAGACGTGCGACGCAACGATCGTCGACATCTTGGGCTTCTTGTGGACGCTGAAGCCCTGGCCGGTGAGCACCGGAAAGACGAGATTGGTCATGGGCGCACCATTTGCAATTTGATCGTCCGCCAATTCCAGAGCAGCGACATGAAATTCTCCAGATCGGCGACATCTTCGGCGAAGCGGCAAAGCCACAGCAGGCCGTAATCGGCGGTGACGACGACCCCCGCGCCGGGGGCCGCCGTGAAAGTGATCGTGGGGCCATAGCCCGACGAAACCGACCAGCCGGAGCCCAGTGGGACTCCGTTCAGATAGACCGCCGTCACGCCCGCAGTCGCCGCGACCGGTTCCGTGTAGGCGCCAAAAGCGCGTACCAGCACGAAGGTAGTTGTCGACCCATTGCCGTTGCCAAGAACTTGCCCAGCGACGGTTGAGAGGCCCGGCGGCGCAATCCAGAAGGGCGCGTTTTGGCCCTGTTGTTCGGCGAAAAATCCCGCGATGGCGCGCAGTTCCAACTGTGCGGCGTCGGCGTCAAGCAAATCGTATGTGAGTTCGATCTCATAGACCGGGCGCTCGCTCGTCGCTCGCCTCGTTTCACGACCGGAAATGTGTCCGATGAGAGCCGTGGCGAACCGCGGCTTGACGTGGACCGACCAACCCTGGGCCGATAAGGACGGGAATGTCGGATAGGCTGCGGGCGTCGGGTCGGCGCTCGGCGCGACCGGCGGCAGTGTGGGGCCCCGGCCGTTCGCCCAATTGCCGAAAGGCCAATTTGGAGCGTCGCCCCAAACGCTCGAAAGCAACGGAAAGGCCGGAAAAGGGCGCGCGTCCCAATTCCAGACACAACAGAATGCGAACTGCAGCATCACGACCCCACCGCTGGTCGCATTGTGGCCGTCGGTGTTCCAATATTCGTAGATCGCTTGCAGGCCCAGACCCGCGATCGTGTCGTCGGGTTGTGGCAGAAGGCCGCCGCCGGGAACCGGCTGCCAAATCGACCAATAGGGCGTGCCGCTCGCAATCGACGACGGCGCATAGAACAGGTTCGGTTGATTGGCGCCCTTGTCGACAGCCGGGATACCGTATTCGAGGAAGATCATCGGCTTTGAATTCGCAACCCACTGCGTCGCCGGTCCCTGCGGCGCCCAACCCGAACCGGCGTCATAGACGGCCTGATGACTGTTGTTCCACCACCAACGCAGTTGCTTGTTGGCTAGCAGTTGCTGGTTTGCGTAATAGGGTTGACGCGTTTGCGCGAGACGGTCGCCCTCAGGACGGGAAACGATGAGGCCCGAGCCGTTGGGATCGAAGCCGGCTCCGGCGTTCGTCGAATTGGCGTAATACCAGTTGAACTTCTCGCCGCCTTCGATGTTGGCTTTGAGATAGGGCTTCGAATAGATCGTGGGCGCGCCGCTGAGAGCCAGCCCATTCAGGGCGTTGGAGGCGGGCGGCCAAGTCGTGGGCGCGGGGCTCTGCCAGTAAATCTCGTCGAGCCCTTGCTCGCCGGTGACCCAATCGCTGAGCGGCAGATAGTTGTCGAAGCTCACGAAGTCGATATTGGACGACGCATAAAGAGAATCGAGATGCGGCCATTGTCCATTCTCACCCGGATGCTGGAATCCCATCCACACCGACCAATCGGCGGAATAGGTGATCAAGTTCGTCAGAGTCGAAAGACCCTTCGGGAAACCGGCGCCGTCCAAAATCGAGCGAACGTCGGCAGCGAGCTGAACCAGACCCGCTACAAAAGGATAGTCCCAGACGGCATGTCCGCCGCCATCTGTCGTTCCGGCTTTCGTCCAGGCTGGCCCGCGTACGCTTTCAAGGCCTCTCAACTCGGAGCCGAGCGCGAACACATTCACGCCGCCCGCGACCGTCATCAACCAGGCGTAGTGCAAAATCATGCGTCTATAGGTGTAGTCGGTCGGCGAACCCGAGTAGGCGACTGTCAGGTTGGTCGAATCGGGCGTAAAATCGGACGTCGTCGCTGTGCCGAGGAAAGCGGTCATCGCGCTCGTCGCAGCGCTGGCAAGGTCCGGGGCGTAGGTGATTTCGCCACGCCATGGCCGGCCCGAGGACGTCATGAGCAGGAATGGGTAGAAGACGACTTTGAAACCGCGAATCTTCAAATCGCGGATGCAGCGGACTATGCTTTGATCCGAGGGGGTGCCACCGTAGATGAACTGTCCCGACGATGAGGTCGGAATGGCGATCAGACCGCTCGATCCCTGGTTGAGGCCGGAGACGCGCCATTCGTCGGCTCCTCCGATGCTCGGTTGAAAGGCGCCGCCTATATAGGTCGTCGACGGATAGACGTGGTTGGATCCGGCGACAATGCCGTCGCAGAACCAGGCGCAGACGAGGCTCACCGTCGTGCATTCCGGGTGAGCGACCTGAAGTTGGTCGATCGCGAAGGAATAGTCCGTCTTCGGGCCGCCGGGCGCATAGTAGGTATTGATCGGACCGAGCGCGCCTTCCGTTATGCGTCGAGCGAGATAAGCGACCGTATCGTAAGTAAATTCCCCGGTCGAGGGCAAAAGGTGGACGCCGATGAGGAAAGTCATGTCGTAGCCGTGCGCCGCAGCGTCCCATGGATCGTCTCAAAGAGGTGACTGGTTGTTGCGTCCCGGTTCCTCAGAGCCGTAGCCGCTTGGCGCCGAGCGCGGCGCCATGTCGCACGGCTTCATCCATGGCTTTGATCATTGACGACGAATTCGACCGCATCCATTGCGAGACGGACCCTGAATCGATGGCGGAGACGTGAAGGTGAGTCGTCGGCGCAATATGAACGGCGCCTGAGGAATTGGCTGTGTCACTTGACAACATTTGCCGGAACGCGCCGGCCTCATTCGAGGGCATGATCAGTTCGTTGTGATGCACCAAAGTCAGCATGTCCTGGGGAACTTGCCACATGCCGATGTCTGCGGAAGCCACGGCGCCGGCCATGCCCGCCACGGCGCCGTACGCGCCCGCGGCAGGACCTGCCGCTGCCGGACCCAGAAGAGGAGACAGGAAACCGAAAACACCGGCGAAGGCCTCGGCCGCCGACGACAGGATCGACCGGACCATCGCGGCGCCTTGTGTTGCGAGGGACGCCGCGGCGCCACCCTGCTCGGCCGCCGTTCTGGCCGCGACGCCCGCCGTCGTTGCTGCGGTTTTTGTCGCCTCGCCCGCGAGATATCGGACGACTGTCTTCTCGCTCCATTCAATGAAGTCAATCAGCAATACTTCGAGCGTGTTGCTGAACGCCTTTCGCCAGGCCTCGGTTCCCGAAAGCAGCCCTTTCAATTGGCCGTTGAAGGCGCCTGAGATCGACGAACCGAAAGTCTCGTAATCGCGATATTGCGCGTCAAGGGATTGTCGGGCCAGAGCAGATTGTTGATCTTGATACTTTCGATCGGCCGCGAGCTCCTGGTCGAGAAGCTTCACCTTTTGCTCCAAGGACATGGAGCCGATTTGCCCATCAATCTGCAAGGATGAAATGGCCGCGGCGTGTTCCTGGTCGAGCGCGGCGCGCGCCATGCTCACCTTCTCGTCCACGGTAATTTGATGCTGACGCAACTCCTCGGCAAGCGTCGCCATCTTCTCCCTGAGGCCGCTCTGAGCCGCGCTGACTTCCGCGCGGCTAGCTGCCTGAGCCGCGGCCGCGGCTTCCTGATAGGCCTGTTGGTCGCCCGTGCGCAATGACTCGGCAGCCTGGGCGCGCGCGGCGGCAAGCGTCTTTTCAAGCAATGAAACTTCAGACAGGGACGCGCCATAGGTCGCGATCGGCGTCGCATCGAAGGCGCGCGTCATCGACTCGCGAAGGTCGGAATATTGCGCGTTGAGTTGTTGCGACGGCGCGCCGAGGCTGGCCAAGGCTTCCCGCGCCTGGGAGATCCCAGATACGAGATCGCCAAGGGAGGCGGAAAAGCTGACGGAAATCGTCGTGTCGGTCATGAGCGTCTCCGCGGCTCGGTCCGGGGGCCAGTCAACTACAATCGGCCGCCCGGAAGCGCCGCCTCGAGATCCGATATGGAGGGCGCGCGACGGCGTTCCTGAGGGGCAAGCGGGCTACGATACTGCATCGCCGCGGCGAGCAACCAGTGGACGGGCGGATGTTGCCGCCATTGAGCGCGCAAGGCGAGAAATCTGGGCAGCGTCAGGTTGTCCAGCGCCTCTTCCCAAGTCCAACCGGTATTGGCGACGACCTCGGCAATCAGGTCGTCGAAGTCGATTTTCCCTCGTTTGGCGACGCCTCCACCGCCGCCTCTTTTTCACGCGGTCGCAATCCCGCGGCGCGGGCGATCGACGGAAAGGCCGAAAGAAGGTCGCTGACGGAAAAGGTCAGATCTTGAAATGCCTCGAAGCTCAAGTCGCGATCGACGCAGGCAATCGCCAGCCAAGTCGCCTTGGCGAGCGCTTCGATTTCGGATTCGCCCAGAGCGGCGACGCTTCGGGCGGACATCTCCGCGCCGCCGGCTTCGTTGTAGATCTTGAACAGCGCAGGTTGGATCGATTTGATGGCGCGAAACGGCAGGTGGGGAAGGCTCCAATGACGGCCAGCGAGATGAACCGGAAAGGTTTCGTCCGTCACGCGGCGTCTCCGAAGCTGATCTGGCAGACCTGTCCGGCAGCATTGGCGAAACATTGGAAGTCGAGCTCGGGAACCATGAAGTCCTCGAGCTTCGTTCCCATCGCAAGTTTGTCGGCCACGCAATTGTAGAGCAGCATGGAGAACTGCTTGCCGGTCGTGGGATCCGTTGCGAACAGATTGGCGGAAAAAGTGATCGCGGGGCCAATGAGGCTGGAAGCGATAGTGAAACTCTCGCCGCTGCCGGAAACCGCGTAAACGTACGAAATCAGCACCGCGGCGCCGGCGTCTCCCGAGGAGAAGGTGTAGACACCGCCACTCACCGTATATTGACCCGTCGAGGGCGAGGACCCGACCTGCTTGAAAGGCAGCCCGGTCGAGGCATAGATCACGCCCTGGTCGGAGACGAAGGTCGTGTGATTGGTCGTCGTGTAGGTGTAGGGCGAAGAGGACGGCACGACCGC